TTTCCATTGACTGTCCACCAACTAAAGCAGACTCATCTACATCAAACACTAGAGAACCAGACATTGCTAAGTTATCTATAGCCATTCTTGCATGACCGTTCATAATTTGTTGTGAATCATCCATGTTTTCTGCTACACCAATACCAAAGAAGTTGTATGGGTTTCTTTCGTAAGGGAAAGCATTGTATGGTATTCTATATGGAGTGAATGGATTTAGTACAGCTCTTAATAAGTAATGTCCACATGTCCATATATTTACTTGTACTTCGTCTAAGTCATCAACACTGTCGGGTAAGTCGATTCCTACTTCTCTTGCATACTCTGCATCCATCATTCCCCAGTATTCTAAAATTTCAAAACTGCTATTAATATCTTCATCACTTCTAGCATCGTCTTTTAACTGGCTTTCAAAATCTTTTTCTACGTAATTAGCACCCATCTGTATTGCACTACGTATTGCATCTTCGTCAAAGTAAGGCATATTGCGTAATTGCCTTAGTTGACTTCTATTCATTTTGTGTCTATGGATAACATATTCACATTCTTCCATGTTAGTAGCGTTAGGGTCTGGATAGAAATCCCAGCAACTTACAAATTCAATTCTAGGTACTCTAACTTCTAAGGGGTTGTAAACTCTATTACCTTCTTCATCTTTGTCCCACTTATGAAGTTTTTTGTTAAAGTTAAATGGTCCTTTTACAATCCCTGTACCAAGTAGAGCAGATTCTAAAAGAGCATTTCTTATTTCAGCATTACCGTTTGATTCTTCTATTTGGTCATGAATAAGTTTTTCCATTCTTCTTGCAGCTCTTTGTGCAGGAGAAAGTTCTAATTTTTGTGGGTCAGGACTTGGACCATCTATAAGTATACCAGCTTCTTCAGCTTGGTCTTCAAGACTATCTTCAAAGATACCATTATAAAAAGTTGCACCGGGTTTTAAAGTTCTACCGTCACCTTCATAACCAACATCATAAGGATTTACATTAGTACCTTCTCTATTACCAACATCATCAGGTACTTCCATTTCAGAAGTTTCTAAACCGGGTGTAGGGTTAGTGGTATCAAGGTGTGCAAAGTTTGTTTCACCTTCAGGTACTTTAGTTTCACCTATTCCTATTGGAAATTTACCTGTACCAAATATAACATCAACAAGTTGTCCAAAGGCTGCAAGTACTTTAGTTTTAGTAACTTTTACAAAAACTCTAGACTTTTCAGATTCTCTAAACTTAACACTCTTAGCATAAAGACCTCTATAGTTCTCATATGCTTTTAACCAACGAGTCTCGTCAGTTTGTCTAGCTTCTTCAGCTTGAGCATAACGACCTTTAATAATACCAATAAGATTTCTTTGTTGGTCTTCTTCAAGAGTAAGCGTTACTCCAGACTCTCCTTCAACTTCTTCGTAGATACTATCAGCGTTTAAAAATGTATTTCTATCTTCTGCCATATACTTCTAATATCCAAATGTTGAATCAACAGGTCTATACATTTCTCTTTTTAAACCTCTTATACGTTCTAATGGGCTTTCCATTCTTGGTCTACTCATAATCATATAACGTAATGCATCATATGCGTGGTCAGAAGCATGTGTATCAACATCTTCTGGATTAGTTTTAGATAACGGTATAGACTGTAGTTCTCTTATTAAGTTAGGACATGTATTAAATATCTGTAACTTAGGTCTACCATTTTCTCTAATCTTTAAATACTCGTGTATTTGTATTTTACCTTGTATTCTATTCTTATCAGCTCGTCTTAATTTATGACCAGCTCTAACTAAACTTTCTCCAACAGTAGGACCAGTTGTTCCTGTATTTGCCCATGCTGCTGTATCTAAAACCCCATTAACTGAAAAAGGGTCTTCTGTTTCCATATCTGTTATTATAGTGCCTAATTCCTCACCTGTCAAGCCTTTTTTGTATAATTCTCTATAAATTATTAAAGTATTATCGTTTATATCCATAATTCCCCATAAACAACAAGATTCTGAAGCATAACCATAGTCAATACCTTTTACTCTTTCCCAGTGTACGGGCAAAGCAAAAGGAGGAATAACATGAGCTAATGGGTCAAACTCTGTAAAAGCTGCACCTTCTGCAACATCCCAATTACCTTCAAGTAGTTGTTGTCTTTGTGTAGCCGGTAAAGATTTAAGCATCTGCTCATATACACCATCTTCAGACAGATATGGATTGTCGGCTAGTTTTGCAGGTATAAACTTTCTTGTTAGACCGTCAGTGCCTTGAAAGCTTTTGTTATGTTCGTTAGGTTCTATATATCTTCTTTTAACCCAAGTTGAGCCAACACCACCAGGGTTAGCAGTACAGCGTAAGTATGTTTGTATTTCTGGGTCGGTTGTACGTAGCCTTGAAGCAAGATAGTTCCAACTAAACTCTGTAGGTAAATGGGTTATCTCATCAAAACCTATCCAACTATATGCTTGTCCTTGATAACGATATACGTCTGCATCTCTTTCAAGGAATCCAAATTCTACTTTAGCTCCACTAGGAAAGTTCCAAAGTTTTTCAACCTCTTTAAACTTAGCACCGGGAAATGCTTGTGGATATAGTTCACGAGATTTATCAATCATTTCTCTTAGTTCAGGCATGGACCTTCTAAGTATTCAAGCTCTGTGGGCTTTTTTGTGTGCATAACGTAATGGGTCAACCAACATTGCGTAGGATTTACCACCACCAGCAGCACCACCATAAAGGACATCTTTTTCACTAGCAGCAAGAAAATCTGTTTGTGGTCCTTCGTTTGGATGAAATATAACTTTAGAATCTCTAAGTACTTCTTGTATGCTGGGAGCTACTTGTTCTAATTCTTTTGTAGTAACTATATTATCTGTAGTTTTTTCAGTAGCTTTTTTAATTACTTTTTGTTCTGTTTTAAGTTTAGATTCTTTGTAAGCTATTTTCTTTTTAGCTTTAATTAATTCTTTTTGTTCTCTAGCTAGTTTTTGTTTTCTTTTAGTTTCTTTAGAGTATTGATATTTATTATTAGGAGGAATGTATGTATTCTTTATTATTTTAGATAAACCTACATGGGTTATCTTTCTTCCTGTTTCTTCTACTATAAGTTCTGCAGCTTTACGAAGTGAGTATTCTTCATTAACAACAGAGTTTATATATTTTTTTAAAACCTTTAGTTCATGTTCTATAGGTTCTAAGTAACCTTGAATATGACTTAGTTTATAACCAAAAGGAACAGTTACACTTTTTTTCTTAATATATCCTTCAGGTATGTTGTCAGACATTATTTTACTTTTCTATAGGTTCTTGTTTTTCTTGCAACCTTTCTTGGTTGTTTACTGTGTTGTTTCCCTCTTTTAGTATCTTCTCGTTTTTTTCTAGTTGTTCTTGCGTATTCTTCTTTAGATAGTGCCTTAATAGCCTTCTCTGGGAGATACCTCTCCCCTGTCTCTGACGATTTCTTACCACTCTTGGTACGCCATTTTTGTTTAGTCCAAGCTCTAAGACTTCTTTGTGACTTTTTTAGATTTGACATTCTTTTTTGTTGTTAAACATTTTTTAAATAGTTTTGCATAAACTTTGTTTAGCTCATTCATCATTTTTATCATATATATCTTTAATACTTCCATGTTATTTATAGCCTCCCCCTTTGGCTTTATATTCTTTTGCAAGGAGCTGGGCTTTTCGAGCTGACCATTGCCCGGCTTTACCACCCTTGGTACCGGCTTTAATCCTCTCGAAAAGTCTCTTACGCATAGTTGGCTTGGTATAATTACCAGCTTTGTTCACGGTTGATTTAGCTTTCTTTTTTGTCGGCATCCTTTTCTCCTTTATTAAATATTGCATCCCAGTTATCAGCATACTGTTTAGAATGTATGTTTACTCTTGGGGCTGCACCTTTACCTCCGTGCCACGAAGGTCCATAAACTCTACCCTTATTCTTTTTACTAGACATAAGGACAGGTTTTTCGTTGCTTCCTAGTTGAGGCATCTTACCACTTTACCTTGTCAGCCCAATAAGCTGCTGACATTTTACCTTTTCTAATATTTTTACCGTGTCTCGCTTTAAAAGACTTTCTCTTTGCTTTCATTCTAGCTGATTCACCTGCTTTAGGTTTACCTGCTGTTTCGGCACCTTTTTGACCAAAACGTATAGTTTTAATCTTATCACCTTCTTTAGCCACAACAATGTGTGACTTCTTAGGATGACCCGGAGTTCTTTTAGGTTTGTTAAAACCACTAACTCCTGCTCGTTTTAATCTACTATCTTTTTCTTTTGGCATTAGTGTACCGTCCTTTCTTTTAATTCTACTTCATGCTCTAGTTCTTGTATCTCCCCAAGAACCAACAATCCATATTGTATTGCTATACGATTAGCTTGTGCAATAGTATCTGCTTTAATATAAGGACCTATAGAGGCTCCTTGGTCTGTGTCTACTAACTCAGTTATCCAAAGTTTCATAGTCACCATCCTCTGCAGTAATGTCTATTGTTTGTTTTTCTGGTAATATAAAAATACCACCACTAACATTATGGTTCACATCTAATCTTTCTTTTTTACCTAAACCAACTCTATCAAGTATTGTTTGTGCTGCTTGTAACTTTACGTTTGCTTGTGGCAAAGCTTTGTCACTTTGTAGCACCTCAACAAGTTTAAAAGCCGCAGAAGGGGCTTCCCTTGCAAGTACGTCACTGGCTAAATCTACTATTTCCTGTTTAAGTGATTGTATAACTTGGTAGTGATTGCCTGAATACCCTGCAAGTTCGGCTGAAAGTTTAAGGTTTCCTTTAGTCTCTATAAGATTATTAAGGAAGTTCTCTTGTTTTTCTGTCAGTTTTCTCTTTTGTGTTGTTGGTAAAGACATACGGATATTATATAGTTATATAGAAGCTTTGTCAAGCTTTATAAAATATTTTACGAAAGACTTGACAAAAGTGATTCTGAACTATATAATAACATTAAGTGTGCCGGGGTTGAAACATATCCTCATGGTCATTCTAGACCTATTAAACCCGAACAAACCTGCCAAACCCGAACAAACAATTAGCTCTCTATAAAGAGACAGACAAGCTCTGTGAAGTTTCCAACTGAAAATCCCTAAAAATGTATAAGCATTAGTATATATATATGGGTGGGGGTGGGTGGGTCTTGCCTCCCCTACTAAACTCTATAGAGTTTACCAAATCTTACAAACAATTCCCTACTTAAAGTCTTAATAGACTTTAAAAACTCTACAGAACTTACCAAGATTTACCGAGTTAAAGCCTTTGGCTTTTTAGTTCTGTTAAGTTTCCAAGATTTTCAAAGAAAATTAGTGTGTATTCTATAACTCTACAAACTCTAAAGAGTTTACCAAGCTATACAGCATTCTAAAGCCATTACAAAGCTTTTCAACCTTTGGTTGATGATAACCATTACCCCATGTAAACAAGAGCATACGAAAGCTTATAAAGCTTTGTGTGAACTTGTCATGCCTTGTAGGGTGTTATGTATTTCCGTAGGACAAATCTATGATTTGAGTGCCGAAACAATTGACGGTCTATTAGGGGGAAGTAAGTCTTACAGACTTAAAGATATTTTAAGCCAAAAAAAAGACCCCGAAGGGTCTCTTTATGTTTTAGCTTCGTAGAAGCTTAGCCAAGTTCTACAAGTTTCTTGTAGCTTCTCATAGCCTTCAAGTCAACAGAAGGCAAAGCCTTCATGCTACAAATCTTAACTACTTGACCTTGGGTCAAAGGTTTAGTTTTGTCATTCAACCTTGACACAAAGTGTCCATGAATTGTTCCCCATTTGATGTCCTTCGGACAGTTCTTAGCTTTGCTAAACTGCGAAGCAATCTTTCTCACCATGCCATAGGAAGCTTTAGCTTCAGGAGTAGTAGTTTCAAACGAAGTTTGTTGTGTTGTATTTGTCATATCAATTTTTCCTTAGTCTCTAGAGACTAGTTGTGCAATCCGACATTGAATTGCCATTACATAGTAATACTATTTGCAAAACATTGTCAACATCTTTCTGTGTGCGTTAACACGCATCAAGAAAGTAGCAACCTCTCAAAACTGCTCCAAAAATCACACCAAATGCCCTCAAATGCACAAAGTCGTTTAAGACTTTGATTTCTGTGCGTAAAGATTTACGCATGTCATGATTATGTGATTATGCGTATACGCCTGTAAAATCTTTACATCATGATACATATGGAAAGGCGTATAAGGTTTTATTTACACATGACCTGTAATATTTGTTTTTATGTGTGCCTTCCTACTTGACAACCTCGAAAGCAGTCTCTAAGCTTGTTGGGGCAATCAGCAATGTCGCTGACTGCTTCAACCGAACTATTGAGTTCAAGGTAAATATTATGGAAAACTTAGTGCATTCAATTAGCGAAACTCGTATGGAAAGACTGCTTAACCCAAAGATGTCTGACCACTTCTATACCAACTTTGTTGGTAAGTATGGCTATCGTGGTTATGAAATAAAAGTAGGCAGGAAATGGGTAACAATGAGAAGCAATGCTCACAAAGTGAGAATGCCTTTGGCAAAGTTCAAAGTTCATGCGTTTCTTCAATGGCGTAGAGACTCAATGACTGACGCTTCCTGCAAAGTTTATAACGAAACAGGTAAGTATTCAAGACCAAGAGCATGGTGGAAAGATTATGGTTTTACAAGTAATCCTAAAGATTTCAACTATGAGCCAAGCAGGTTAGCTTGGTAAATATTTATTTATACATCACATGTAAAGTATTTTATGTTTATGCTTTACATGTGTACTTTCACTTGACAAGCCCTACAGCTTTTGCTAATGTGATAGGGCAATCAACCAACGGAGAACGAATATGGAACGATTAAAACAATTAAACTTTAATACAAACGAAATAGAAGCAGAGCAATTGCTTGATATATTTCAAGATGATGAACATGTTGAAACAGAATATGTAAATGTTTTAGACTTTTGTTTAGATTTAGAAGCTAACGAAGTGCTAGATGATGATAACTTTAACTTCATGGAGGTATAAACATGAAAAAGAAATGCGAAAATCCTAATGGATTACAAAATATGGCAACAATTGTCGACTCTCAAACACGTAAAAGTGTAAAGTTTAATAGCTTGGAGAAGGCAAAACTACACCTTAAATCAAAGGGTTATAGGTTTAGACAAGCTTTCAACATGAAAGAAGATAGGTCTATGATTTATCAGGGTAGATTTGGTTGGGTCAAACTGTCCTCGTCTAAAGGATTTTTAAATAAAACATCTATGGAACAGGGAACTGTTTGGAACATAGTCAAAATATAGGAGAAAACATGAAATCATCTAAATTTAATTTTATATTTACAGGTATAAATGGTAAATTAAATCATACAATTATTAGGGCTTTTTCTGAAAGAGAAGCAATACATTTGTTTTTTGTAGAAAATAATCCTAAAAATATTATAGATTATAGATTTTACAAAGCAAGTTCAGAAATAATAATGTAAATAATTTACATACACACTTTCGCTTGACAAGTCCCACTGCATTTGCTATTGTAGTGGGGCAATTAACTAACAAGTCTACCAAGACTAAACAACTAAAAGGAGATAAACATGGCAGATATTAGAATACATAAAGTAACTAAGATTGAAATTAAAAAAGTAGATAAAGGTAATGGATATATTTGTAGAGATATTGTTATTTATAACAAAAGATATGATTTTGAATCAAATAAATGCATTACAGAAAAAACACATTTAGATTTGTTTTTAGATAATAACTCTGTAGCTAAATTAGTCTACGAGAAATAAAAAAATTTATAGGACACCAATGCTAAAGAGGTGCTACAACTAAAGCACAATAATAATATTGCTTGGTCTCTAGGGATTACTGTTATACAGATGAAATACAAAAGAAGTCTCGGAAACAGTCCTGAAATACTCTTTCTGCTAGTTTGAGTAGTAAATAAACCAACTAGCACCTTAATTTTAACTAAAATATGGAGATATATTATGGCGAAAATCGTCTATGGAAAAAGAGATACAAAAACTGTTGTATCAATTGAAAAAGCACCACAAAGTATTCAAACACTTTGGAATGA